GACATAGTTTCTACCAATGATTATGTATTTGATTATAAAACTGGAGTAGTTCAATTTATGAATTCTGCAGTAGATCCAACAGATAGTGAATATGTTTATATGTCTGTATATCAGTATGTAGGAACTACATTATCAACAGGACTTGAACTTAGTGGAAAGATATCAGGTTCAGATACCTCTCATCTTACTATGGGACAGATATCTTCGAGTGGTGATATAGTAGCAGATGGTGATATCATAGCATATAACGCATCTGATAGAAACCTTAAAGATAATATACAAGTTATTGAGGGTTCATTGGATAAGATAGATGGTATTAGGGGTGTAGAGTTTGATTGGAATGACAAATCACCTGGTTGGGCTCAAGAAAGAGGACACGATGTTGGAGTTATTGCCCAAGAAGTTCAAGAAATCATACCTGAAATTGTGACAGAGAGAAAAAATGGTTATTTAGGAGTAGATTACAAGCGAATCGTTCCATTATTGATTGAATCAATCAAAGAATTAAAAAAGGAAGTAGAAGATCTAAAGAAAAAAGTGAATTAGAGAATTTTACTTAATATATATATACATAGTATATTAAATTTTACTATAAACAAAAATAGGAGAAAAAAGTTATGGCAGATCAAGAGACAAAATTCTCAGAAGAAGAATTGAAATCTTTACAAGACCTACAAACTTCATATCAACAAAAACAACTTCAATTTGGACAATTAAAAGTTCAAAAATTGTTAGTTCAACAGCAATTTGATGCTATTGAAAAACAAGAAGAACAAATAGAAGTTGATTACGCTGGAGTTCAAGAACAAGAACGAAAGTTGGTTAAAGAGTTGAATGATAAGTATGGTCCTGGTAATTTAGATCCAGCGACAGGAGTATTCACTCCAACCCCAAAAACTGAAGAAACTGCTTAAAATAAAGTCCTATAAACCTATCGTTTGAGAAATTTAGGCGATATTTATATAAAATATTTTAGGCCCTTTTTAGGGTTGATAGAGTTATTTAACCAAATAATATTAATAGGAGAAAACAAATGGCAGAAAGAATCGTTTCGCCGGGTGTGTTTACAAGGGAACGTGACTTATCATTTCTACCTCAAGGAATTGCTGACATTGGAGCATGTATAATAGGACCAACAATTAAAGGTCCTGCATTTGTTCCAACACAGATTAGTAATTTCCAAGAGTTTGAAGAAATGTTTGGAACGACAACCAAAGATTTTTATGCACCATATGCGGTAGAACAATATTTGAGGAGTGCTGGAACTGTAACAATAGTTCGTATCCTTAACACCGCTGGATATACAGCTGATAGTATTGCACTATATATTAGTTCAAGTACGGTTGCTAAAACAACCTTAGCCATTCTGGCACCATCAAGAGGTGGTTCAGATGGAACTTGTGATTTAGAAAGTAGCAGTGTTACTGGAAGTTGGACTGAAGGAACTTTGAATTTAAGTGGTAGTAATTGGGGAGCAAAAAGTTTAACTGCTGCTGGATATACAATATCATTTAACACTTCAAGTGCAAATTATATTGAAAATGTATTCAGTAAAGATGCACAAGTTCAGAATTCTGGTGGAAGTACGGTAGCGGCTTACTTGTATAAGAGTTTTAAAGCTAAAGCAAGTAGTCAAGTATATGGGGCGACAGCAGCAATAACTGCAAGTCATTCAACCTTAGACTTGTCAACTACATACAATCATGCTTCAACACCATCTATACAATCACAATTAGTCAATAATTCAAGATACAGCTTGTTTAAAGTCAATACTCGTTCACACGGAACTGATGTAAATAACAAATACAAGGTAGCTATTTTAAATATAAAAGCTGCTGGTTCAATTGCTGGTAGTGATTATGGTCAGTTTACACTTCAGTTAAGACAGACTGGATTAAATGATAATGACCAAACTAAAGATAATATCTTAGAACAATATGATGGTTTGAATTTTGATCCAACAAGTCCTAATTACTTTGCAAGACGAATTGGTGATAGATATGTAACAATAGACGCAAATGGTAAACTCACTTACAATGGTGATTGGCCAAATATGTCTAAACATATTTATGTATCTGATTATACGGATATTGCAGAAGGTGCAGTTCCTGTATCGTTAGTACCAATGGGACACGCAGCAATTCAAAATCCACACGCAGATGATGGTATAGCAGCATGGTCATTCAAAACAACACAATCAAACGCACAGAATGAATTTGATTCAAGTGTTCTTTATGGACATGATTTCACATATGGAGATGCCGAACAATATTTAGCACCTCTTAATTCATTCGGAGCTGGTAACAACGTCACAATGAGTCTTGAAGATTTCAATGGTAGTTCAGATGCATCTACACTTGGTGATACTTACTCAGACGGAACTGAAAAGATAACATTGACACTTTCTCATATTAAACAGAGAAAATTCGTTGTTCCATTTCAAGGTGGATTCGATAGTGCAAATCCTGCAGGTGTTAAAAAGACAGGATCTGATATCGTAGCCGCTAACACACAAGGATTTGATATCTCAACCTCATCAACTGGTGGTACGACAGCTTATAAGAAAGCTATCAACGCGATTAGTAATCCTGATGAATTTGATATCAATATGTTGGTAACACCTGGTGTGATTCACGGATTACACAATAGTGTAACCAATCATGCAATATCTAAATGTGAATCTCGTGGTGATGCATTTTATATATTGGATTGTACTAAGTATGGTGATACTATAGCAACTGCAACAGCAGCAATTAGTTCACTTGATACGAATTACGCAGCAACCTATTATCCTTGGGTAAAGATTGTAGATAGAAATACAAACTTACCTATATGGGTCCCACCTTCAGTAGTATTGGTAGGAACTATCGCATTTACTGATAAAGTAGCTCACGAATGGTTCGCACCAGCTGGTCTGAATCGTGGTGGATTAACTACGGTGACAGAAGCACAAACAAGATTGACTCATTCAGAAAGGGATGACCTTTATGAAGATAGGGTTAATCCAATCGCTTCATTCCCAGGTCAAGGTGTATGTGTTTGGGGACAAAAGACCTTACAAGGTCGTCCATCAGCACTCGATAGGGTTAATGTTCGTAGATTGTTGATTAGGTTGAAGAAGTTTATCGCATCTTCTTCAAGATACTTAGTATTTGAACAGAACACATCAGCAACGAGAAATCGTTTCTTAAATATTGTGAATCCGTTCTTAGAATCAGTACAAGCAAATAGTGGTCTATCCGCATTTAAGGTAGTTATGGATGATACCAATAACACACCTGATGTGATTGATAGAAATCAACTTGTTGGTCAGATATTTATCCAACCTACAAGAACCGCTGAATTTATTGTATTGGACTTCGTTGTTCAACCAACAGGAGCAGCATTTCCTGAGTAAGATTAATCAATAGATTAACTAAACAAAAGCCCCTCTTTTTGAGGGGTTTTTTGTTGCTCACTATATTTATATATGAAGATGATATAAAACTTCAAAAAAACTATGAAAAATGAATATGATGTTTTTTGTAAAAACTGATATTTATAGTTGAAGAATAAAAATTTATTGGAGATTAAAGATGCCAGAACTATTAGATCCGTCTGAAATAATGTTCACACCGTTTGAACCGAAAACTAAAAATCGGTACATCATGTATATTGAGGGAATACCAGCTTATTTGATTAAGACTGCAAACAGACCTTCGATAGCTTTTGAAACGATTGAACTCGACCACATCAATGTTAAAAGATATGTTAAAGGTAAGGGAGCATGGGAAGAATTAGAAATTTCTTTATATGATCCTATCGTTCCGAGTGGGGCACAGGCCGTTATGGAATGGGTAAGACTATCCCACGAATCAGTAACAGGTAGGGATGGATATTCAGATTTTTACAAAAAGGATGTAACTATCAATGTTTTAGGACCCGTTGGTGATAAAGTTGAGGAATGGACATTAAAAGGAACTTGGATTGTAAACGCTAATTTTAATGACTTGGATTGGTCAAATACTACTGATCCTGCAGACATTACACTTACACTAAGATACGATTACGCTATCCTACAATTCTAAAAGGAGAAAAAAATGAATTTTTTTTCACAGATGTTATCTGATGATGCAAAAATTTCAAGTAAAAGATTTATTGGATTTGCATCATTTGTAATGTTAGTAGCTTCTTGGGGAGCAAACACATTTGGTGGATTTGATATAAAAGACCAAATACTCGAATGTTTTATGTACATCACAGTAGTTGGATTGGGTGTTACAGCAGCAGAGAAATTTGCAACACCTAAGTAATAATTTATTTGGGTATCTTAATTGATACCCAATAAAGTTTTAAATAATTTGGTTATATTGTATAAAATACAATAAAAATAAAATACAAAGGAGAATGTAATGGCAGAAGAAAAACGCCAATTTCCCACAGAGGTAATAGATTTGCCGTCAAAAGGACATTTCTATCCTGCAGACAATCCACTATCAAGTGGACAAGTTGAATTAAAGTATATGACTGCAAAAGAAGAAGATATTTTGACTTCAGTTAATTTAATTCAAAAAGGACTTGCTATAGATAAACTATTAACATCCTTGATTGTCAATAAGGATATTAATATAAAAGATATTTTAATTGGTGATAAAAATGCAATTATGATAGCAGCAAGAGTGTTGGGTTATGGAAAGGAATATGTGGTAGAGTTTGAAGGTGAAGACGTAAATGTAGATTTAACTTCACTAAAAGACAAAGAATTTGATATTTCCAAATTTGAAAAAGGAAAGAATGAATTTCCATTCACCTTACCAAATTCAAAAAGAGAAATAACTTTTAAAATATTGACTTGGGGTGATGATGAGTCAATAGAAAAAGAATT